TAATCAGGTGCCTTGAGTTCTAATTCTGCAATAGTCTTGTGCAATTTTCTAATTGCTTCTTTTGCTTCAGGAGTTTCTTCCCACTCCCAAGTATCATTACCAATCTTTTTTGTTTTCTTTGTCATTTCTGAGGTCCTCCATTTGGTTGTTCTTCTCTACGATTTTTCATATGATCAAAGAAGAGGGTAAATGAATATCTACCCATACCGTCTTCATATGCCGCTTCTTTATCCATCTTAATAGGATTTACCTGATGTCGGTATTGTCCTGGGAACATAATAGCGCAATTATTGGCAGTTTCAAACTTTACTTCAGGAAAATCTGAGAAACTAAACTCACCACCACTGAATTTCTTAGGTTCTTTCCAGATCCAAATACACATTGTAGCAACATCTAGATCACGATGAGGTTTATAGTAATCTTTATCTTCGTAGTATGAAAGCAAGAATCCAGTCATCATTGGAGCAAATTCATTGAAAAAATAATTTGACTCGTGTTGAAATACTTTTGGTCCAAAAATACCACTAGTAAATCGTACAATAGGACTTACACCAGATTGATAAATGTCCTGCATAAAGAAACCACCATTTTTCTTTTGGTGTTGTCCTTTAGCATCTCTTGCACCTTTAGTTGCTTCAGTATCGCGAATAAGAAAAGTGTCTTTATTTGCTTGATAGTAATCAAGTTCTTGGTAAATCAAACCAAGTTCTTTTTCTGTATACAGGTTTTCAATGTATACATACGGAAGTGGTTTGTTATATGCAGTTACTTTCGCGTTTGGATTCATGATTTGTTCAATACCTGTAGTAATTTAGGTAAACTCCCGAGGCAGGATTTGAACCTGCGACCGAGTGATTAACAGTCACCAGCTCTGCCACTGAGCTACTCGGGAATGTAAAGGGGGCGCTGTTTCTAAATACAGATCTTTTGTACTCCCCCATGGAGAATAGCGGACTCGAACCGCTGACATCCTGCTTGCAAAGCAGGCGCTCTACCAACTGAGCTAATTCCCCGAGAGCCAAACAACGGACTTGAACCGTTGACCTACGGTTTACAAAACCGTTGCTCTATCCAGCTGAGCTAGTTTGGCGTTCTTCTTTGGATAGTTTGAAATAGAGTTTGTAATACCTCTGTTTCATCTCGTCCAGTATAGCATTATCTTCGTCAAATGCCATGTATTTAGTGAGTTGGTAACATCCTTCTAACTCGGAGAGAAGTCTAAGAATGTTGACTGACTTACGAGGTAATCCTCCATGTGTCCAGTGACTATGATCTGACATTAACAACCCTCAATAGGATCTTGTTTCAAAGGCCAAGGACCAAAGTAGTCTTCTTTATCGAGTTCCAGATATTGATACAATGCAATATGTAGATGCCAATAACGAAGATACCAATCAGAGATCAGACCATACATTGGAAGTTCATGATAATCGTTTTCATTCTGATGAAGCATTTGAATTAATTCAGACTTTTTCATAAAAATAAAAACGATCATCGACGAAAGGGAATACCCGACCAGAGCAAGTTTTAAGTCATTTCGGGACTATAGGAGTGGGGGGACTTGAACCCCCACGACCTTAACGGTCAACAGATTTTAAGTCTGGTGTGTCTACCGATTCCACCACACTCCCATCGTAAGTTGGGGGATGAAAAGCACAATACTCATTGAATGTGATCTTCATCTCCTTATCGGTAAGGTTAGCATTTTTTGCTGCTTTTGGCAAGTTCCACTTAGCATGGAATAGCATTTCCATTGATTTACGAGTTTCGGGTCTCATAAGAAGTTGATATTAATATTAACTCTATTTTTTGTATTGGTGGTTGTAGTAGATCGGTGAGGTTGACCAGAATCAAAGATATAAAGACGATTTCTTACACTTTCTACCTTGGTTCCATCTTCAAACTCAGTATAACCATCACAAGTGTTCATGCAAAAGATTGCTCCATGATGTGGAAAATCATAATCACAATGCCAATCATGAATTTGTAGTTCATTTGTCCATGGATACAAATTTGCTTTAGCACGAATAAGTGTTCTACCTTTGAGATGCTTCATCATAGGAATGAGAAGACTGCAACGGATCATTTCCCATTGCTCACTACAAGGTACATCATTTTTGTAAAAGTGATGAACTCCTTGCCAGTTCCAAAGGTCTGAATTATTTTCATCTGGACGACCTGTTACATGATTAGTAATGCTCCATTGAAAATTTTCTGCTCCTTGTAATAGAACAGTTTCTAGTCTAGCAAAGTTATCATTATCCAGAACATCATCAAGTATTCTTAATTTATTGTTAGTCATTTTCTACTCCCACATTTTCTAGAAACTTTTTACGAAATTCTTCTACTTCATCCTGAATTTGTTCAGGAACAGGGGGAATCTCGTTAACAGGAACCATCATAACAGATTTTCCATCAGGACGAGTAATTTTCCAACAGACATGAGATCTGTCAGTGAGATCAACGAGGAAATCAAAGTGATCTTCTGCTTCACGCAGAGTAATTCCAATAGGTCCAATCATGCTTGTGATGCAAAACAAAAGGTAATTAGATCAGGATTCGCAACTTCTTGAAGATCAGCAACCGTTTCAGCGAATCCTGCTGCTCCTTCAATGTCCCATTTCCATTGGACGTACTTTTCATAACCTTCTTCATCGACAAGAGTGACCTTCCGCTTTGAGAAGTTCACAAAGATGTGAGCGAGGTTGTCGGACATGTTTGTCTCCTGACTACCTATGTAGTATAGCAGGAGACGGGAGGTCTGTCAAGGGATCAGTTCAAGAAGATTGTTGCTGCGCTGGCGATCATGGTTGCCTCAGCAGAGAGGACCATACCGATACCTGCCTTCAGTGTAACTGCTGCGGATGCTTGCATGAAGATGAATCCACCAAGAACATTTACATTATATGCACCAGTTGAAACGTTACAGTTATATCCTGTTGCGCCACAAGTCAGCGAATAAGGACCAAGTGGGTTAGCAATCGTATATCTGGGGATAGCATCAGCAGATGCACCTGGTGTCATAACTGTTTCTACAGATCCACCAACAAATCTACGAATACCAGTAAGTGCTTTGGGAATGGGTGAAGGTGGTGTGTTGATCATCTCAACTAAGTGAGGTGTAACAAGTTCGATAGAGTTATCACCACTAATGATAGTTTCTCCATATGAAATTGATCCGTTACCACCACTAGCTTCAAAGGTACTGCTGGTAATTTTAGTGGAGACAGATCCTACACTGAATTCGGCACCTTGAACCTCAAACTTAGCACCAACAGTATTGATGTCAACATCAGATCCAAAACGAAGTGTATGTTTTTGAACCTTTTCGCTTTTCTTTTTACCTTTTTTATCTACGATCTTAGGAGAACCTTCGGCACCAAAGAAGAAACCACCACCAACTTCAATGTGGCAATCACCTGTAACTTTTAAGAAATAATCACCTTCAATATTTCTGACACAATCACCATCTACGAGAGAACAATTATCACCATGTGTCTCTTCAGTATAAGTGCCAGCGTAACTAGTATGATCAGAAATTAAGTTACCATTGTCACCTTTACCACTATTCTGACTCTTTGTGTATGCTTGAACTTGCTTCTCTAGTTCTTCAGCATCAATATCAGGTTTTTCTTCACGAATCTTTTTGCGAGCAACATACTCTGCATATTGACTTTGATTTACTTTAATAGAAGTCTTAGTTGTACCACTAGCACTCTTCTTTACACTTGCCTGGCGACCAGGAGTGCCAACATATGTTTCATAAGAACCATCTAACCACGTTTTAGCAGCAGTTAGATAAGGATCTGCTTCATTAAAAATAGAGTCTAAAAGACTACCAGGTCCAGAATCTCCTCCACAACTTGCTCTACTCTTTCCTCTAATCTTATTGATCTCTTCGAGTTCTTCAGGAGTACAGTGTGTAACACCGAACAGAGGATACCAACCAACGGTATCAACACCACCATCAGCAGAACGATTACAACCACTACCAATAAACTTGATGAAGAGTGCAATCAAACCAGTGATGCTAGTAATACCCTTTTTGAGAAGGTCGGTTCCTGCTTCAAAGACTTCACTGCCTGCTTTCCATGCCTCAATGATTTCTTGTGCCTGACCAACACCTTCAACAATAGTTGAGACAGTATCAACAATATTAAGAACAGAATCGAGCAAACTTTGAACTTGGCAAATAACGCTATCAATAGTTGCCTGAACACCTTGAAGAACAAATGCTGCTTTGTCAATCAGACCGTCCAAGAAACTCTCAACAAAACCAAGAATAGTTCCTACGGGATCATTGATAAATCCAATGATCTGGGAGTCAATTCCACAGAGAGAACTGAGGATTGTAGATACTGCCTGCTGAATAACAGTAAAAACAACAAATGGAGCACCAGTTGCACCACCAAGTAAATTAACCAACTCCAACTCTTCAGCAAGATTAGCAAGTGATTGACGAATAGCAGAAACAACTTGAGTGAATATTGCACCCAAGAAGTTTTGAACTTTTGCCATCAATGCTTTGGCAGATACAATCTTACCAGTAACAACATCTAAAAAGTCACCATCTTCTGCACGAACCAAAGATCCAGCATGATCTGCAAGATCTTCCAGAAGATATGATAATTCATACTCTAAAGTTTTCCAAGGACCACCAACACCATTAGCAGCAGGAATAGGTTTTTCTGGTTGTCTTGGTTTATTAGGATTACCACCGCTACCATTCAATAAGTTACCAATGTTAGCGGGAGAACCTGCACCAGCAGTTTGTGATGCCCCATTGGCACCTTTTCCAGAACCAGTAGATCCTTCACCACCCTTTTGACTAGGAAGTGATACGGTATTATCTTCTTTAGGGCGATGAAAACCTGCTTCTCTAGTAGTTGCCATACTAGAATTTGGAGCCATTGGGTGTGTCGTAGTAACGTTCACACCAACACCAGGTTCCATGTTTTCGCCAGTAAAGGCAAATACTTTACCATCCTGTGTATCAGGAGACTTCTTAACACGAAGAACACCAATTACAATAGGCATCTGTGCATCTTCACCATCCATGAAGAAACCCATGACAATCGCACCAGGTTGCAACTGACCAGAACTTTCGCCCTGACCATCGTTACCTGCCTGAGAGGTATGCTGCAACACTGTTGCCCATGGGAGATTTTCGGTGGGAAGATCTGCTGTTGTCCCACCTCTTACGTTTGTATAATATCCAAGAACACGAACTCTAACACGACCCAATGCCATAGGGTCTTCGTTGTCTTCTACTTCACCAACCCACCAGAAAAAACCGTCTTTACCGACAAAATTTACTGTAGGTTCATTAATAATACCGTCAATAGACATGTTGACTTTATGATCTTACGA